GTACAGTTCAAAAAACCTTTCGACTGTTATAGTGGGTTCAACCTCAGTCACCTGTTGCGTGACTAACTCTTTGAACTCCGTATCTACTACAGACGTATAGGTGTTTGCGCCTTTTACACGTTTTACTAAATTTACCTCTTGCGTCATAGCGTTACTTTGAATATGTAATCGTTATCGTAATTCATGACTTCACCAGAATGTAACAAAGATTTTATCATTATTTTATAATATCTTTCCGGTTCTAAACCTTTAGAGTATAAATCGAAATAACTGCTTGTACCGTCGCAACTAACTTTAGTATAGTTGCTATCGTAATCTATAACTATATCGTTACTTTTTTCATCCAAAAGTGACCAATACGTATTTTCTGGTAAACGTTTATTGTTAACATACAATGAAGAGGTGGTAAATACCCTCTTTGGATACATATCTCTAGAGTTAATTCTAAAACGGTATTTTTCTGTATTTACGTTATATTTTCCCATGTTGTTAGCTAACGTTACTATTGAATAAGAGTCTTGTATCTCTTGTAAAGAACCTGTGCGGTATACGCTATCGTCCCAACGCAATTCTAACGTGGGAGGATATATTGTATGAGTATCGTTACTAAAGTAGTTGAGTACAATGTAAGAATTTGGATTGTTCTCTATTGAAGAAGAATGCTTTATCAATATACCGTTGTTTGCATAAGATCCACTAAACCATGAATCCACAATTTCCGTGATGTCTACTTCAATGTCTTTACTAGATTGGTTATTAAATGATTGAGTAGAGTATAAGTTAGTCCATGATCCGCCTCCAGGGGTTGAGTAATACTCTCCGTTACCCCAATAGTTACTAGCGGACGTATATGGATTTGGATCGTACCAGCATGCTCCGTTTCTAACTTCAGGAGAATCTGCAAAATGGCCAGTTCCCATTTCCCAAGATTGGGATACCTGTCTAAATTCTAGAGTATAGTCTTGAGAGAGGTTTTCAGCGTTTGCTATGTATAATTTTAGATACGCTTTCCACGACCCAGTTGTGTACGACTTTAGCTTGAGTAGATCCGAATCGGAGAACTTAATTATGCTTCTACGAATGTCGTCAGTGAGTAGAGCTCCGGAAGCTGGAAATAAACTATTGTACTGATCAGACGTATTCTTTACTGAGATCTCTAGTATTTCGTCAAGTCCAGCGTTCATAGCTGGGAACTTTGAATAAACGCTTGTGTCTTGCGATGCGAATGTTTTGTATATTGCCATTTTTATATTTATTATGATACTACTCTACCCTGAATGTCCGTGTCTGGAAACTTTATTTCAAATATACATGGATCCAAAGAAGGATATATAATGTCCTGTATGGTTGCCCCAGCTATGTCGTAAGAGTACTTAGAATACCCGTTTACGATGTCGTTAACGTTTGTTATTGTAACGTCTCTAACTGTTTGTACTCCGTCTATTTTATCCAAAAGCACGTATATGTCGTTAAGTACTATGGGTTCGTTTATTTCCCAATTGTCTATTTTAAAATAGTCTTTTAGCGCTGTTATGCATCTAGCTAAAACGTCCTGTCCTATGTAATTTGGTCTTATAGTTACGTCAAAATTACACTTTATGTTAACGATGTACGCTGATTTTAAGTTTATGGCATCAGTCATCATTCTGTAATCGGAAAGGTACGTTTGTAAGTTTTGAAACAAAGACTTTGTTGGTATCGCAAGAGTTCCGTCTGTGTTCAAAGACAATAAATACATTGTCATTAAAGAAGCGTCTTTGTTTGATGAGTCGTTTGCTAAATAGTTGTTAAACGTTACGTCGTCTTTGGTTATGTATGCCTTTGATATTTTACCGTACCTAGAAGGCATTGATAAGGCTTTTGATAGGTAATCCTGTTGGGTTACTGCTCTCATTTGGCTAGAGAACTCACTAGCTATATTGCGTCTGAGCTCTTCTACGCTGTCTCCGTCTCCTCCTCCCTCTGCTGCCTCTGGATTGTTAGTAGCTACAGTATTTACAGCTGTTGTGTTGATACCCACAGCGTTAACGTTAGACACGATCGTTAGTTCGTTAGCCAATACGTTAGACTGCGCTCCTCCACCGACCAAGTACGTAACCGTTACGGTTGTGTTTGATGGCGCAAGACCGTAAGTTTTTGTTGTTACGAAGTTTGTTGGATCGAAAGCCGTGTTTATTGTGTTAGACCCCGTAGTTAAACCAACTCCAACTGTTGCTGGATTGGGAAGTATCACATCGTCCTCAACTGTATTTACCCCGGCTCCAAACTCTAACACGAGACTTTCGTTGCTGGTAAACCTAGAAGTGAACCTACGGTCTACCTTTACTTTCTCCAGTATGTAAGGAACTTGGTAAGAGTCTTGGTACAGATCTGGATACGTTGCGGCTAAATTGGCAACTGGATTGTATATGTAGTCTTGCGCTAGGAAAGGCACCTCGTACCATTGGTTACCAGACGAATCTACTGCGCTAACTATGGATATTATGTTAGTATCGTTTATCTCCACAGAAGAGAACCGTTGTGCTGTTCCGAAAGAGAACGCCTGTGTTTTTGAGTTACCGGAGATGGCGTTGGTTTTCTTTTTTAGTAAGTAGCTTATGGGTTCACCCGATCCGTCCACTTGATACACGTCTATTGTAATGGGATCGAAAGATGATGACGTTCTAAAGTCAACCTTTTGGGGTACGTAAAACAGCGCCGAACTATTTACGTTTGACGATACTACCACTCCTGGGGCTATCGTAAGAGAGTAATTAAAGTCAGGACTTACAACGCCCATCGTTTTTATAGAAGGTACTACCTGCATGACCTCTAGCTCAACAACTGCTGCGGACGTGACTTTGGGTCTGTACCCTAGAGTGTAAGCGAGAGCAAATAGATTGTTTTTTTGCTTAGAATACTGTAAATAAGACTCCTGTATTTGATTGTCTAAGTAGAAAGACAACACGTCCCCAACGTAAGAAGCCATATTAATGAACATGCTACCAGGAGAAGCTTGAGAAAAGTCGTTGTAAGAGGTAGGGAAGTAAGATCTTGCGTACTCTATTAGATCTGACTTAAACGTATTGAAGTCCTTATTGAGGTATTTTATATCTGGTTTATTGGCCATTTTTAAGCTTCTATTTTTATTGTTATTTCGTCCTCTTGGTTGCTATTTCTTAAAACGTAACCAAAGTTTATTGTAACGTAAGATTCGTCCTCGTTAGGTATTACTCCTAAAGTGGATATCAATACATTAGGAAAGTTGGCCTCAACGCTAGACCTTATGTAGGCTTCCATCCTGTCCATAGAGTCTTGAGTAATCTGTTCAAAAAGCAAAGAACGTATACCTGCGCCAAAGTTTGGTACCATTGGCGTTTCTCTCCTGTCAGTTAATAGAAAGTTTATCAGGTTATATTTAGTCTGTTCTTTGGTAGTATACACGCTCGTGAACACGTTCTTTGTAGAAAACGGTATCTTGACGCCTATTGCTGTAGACGGTCGTAGATCAAGGGGCGATATTTTTTTTAAACCATATGCCACAGGGTTACGATATGTTCATTTTTTTCATAATTGTGCTAAAGTCAGGTACAGTGTCTATCTGTACCATTTCTAAGTTAGAACTTTTAACCGCGCTGTTTATCATAGTATCTACGCTTCCTATTTTTACCGAACTTGGTTCCATTCCTCCTGCAACTCCAGCGCTTCCATTTGCAAATGCATGAACGTCGTCGCTAGTCATTGTTATCGCAGTTTCGTTCAACAGCTGTGATAAAGGATTCGACGTGTTAAACTGAATCTTTGGTTTTGCAGGTTCTTCGTTTAAAGTCATGGGAAAAACGCTCTTTTGGACTTGCTCCTGTATTTTCTTTTTGTAGTCTTTGCTTTGAACACTACCCTCGTTTAATAACTTTGGTAACTCTTGTCTTATTGCTTTGGTTACCTCTTCCCTTATAATCTTTCTAAGTGTGTCTATAGAACTCATATCTTATAAATATTTGATTGTTACGATTTTTGTGTTATAAAATTACTATCTTCCTAAAGTTTGATTTAGATTTTGTCGCTCTCTTAACATTGCTTCCTGTGCACGTTTTCTAAATCTTCTACCCCCGGGCAATCCACCAAAAAATGAATTCGCATCTTGCGTTATGTCTATGTCTGATTCCACATATCCTATGTTATTGTTTATGTTGTTATCGGCGAGATAGGACATGGCGTCGTTTATGTTTGCTAATTCAGTGTCTGTGTATAGAGGGCTTACGTATTTTATTAGTCCTTTTTGTTGTAAAAGCAATTTAACTTCGTTTATTATTACGTTATCGTCGGAAGCAAACGTTGGTTGCGATTGAACTTGTACTACTCCATTGTTGTTCAAGGCAACCCCGTATCTGCGTCTGAGTCCAAAAGACTCTTCTACCACCTGCTCTTCTATTATCTGTATAGTGAATTCTCCCAATTGACTTACGTCAGACGTTGTTAGATCGTTTTGTTTTTTCTTATCTAGAAAAGCCTGGAGCTCATTGGTTTTGTTTTGTAACTCGCTAACGGTGCTTTTTACAGAGTCTATAACTTCTTTTGGTAGTACGTTAGAGCTGTTCTCGCAGCGTTCTATGTTGGCTATTAATGTGTTTATTTTTTGAATAACTTCATTTAATATCGGTAATATTGTATTTAAAACTAAGCTA